GCATCAAGTATGGTGTTAAATATAGTATTAAAGAAAGGTGGTAAAACATCCTTAAGTATATGAATTAAAAATTTAATAAATCTTGGTAAGTATTTTATTATGGCTGTTATTAATACTTGTGCCATATTAATTAAAATAGGAATTAAAACATCAAGTAATCCTGTTTGAATTAGAACAAATATACCAAGAAGTAAACCAAGAAAATCTCCTATACCACCAAGAGACATTCTTCTCATGAATCCAAAAATACCTTCAAACCATTTATTCTTAAATACTTTTGTCCATCCTTCAGAAAGTTTGTCTCTTATTTTGGCTTTTTTTCCAGTATTTGTTTGCTCATACATACTACCAAACCATTCCATATTTTCAGACATTCTTTCAGTAACATCTAATTGTTCTTTATCGGCTTTACGTTGTGCACGTTTATCCGATTTGAAGGTGTCATTAACATCCTCTACAAACCCTTTAATGTCTGAAAGTGTTTCATCCGGTGAAGGTGTTGGTTTTGGTAATACTACTGTTGCCATTTAACCTCTATTTCTTACCCTTATGAGCTTTTTCCATTTCTTCATTTACTTTTTTTTGATACTCAACCAATTGACTATATCTTTTCTTTATCACATAATAAAACATGTTCATAATTTCACTTTCTTGCTGTTTCAATTCACGCTCCAATAAAAATATTAAGCTTTGTAGACTTTCTTGATTCTCTTGTGGTAGCAATGTTTGTAGGAAGAAAGTATTGTATATCAATTTCCCTCCGAAGTACCCTCTTGCTTTTCTTGCCACATAAAGGGCAGGAAAGCTCTCTTTCATCGTCTAAGCCGAATTTAATCTGGTCTAATGAATATGTAAGGTCAACAAAAACAGAAGAACTCATTTCTTCTAATTCTTTTACTTTCTGTTCATTTGAAAGTGGTTCACCATTTTTTGTTAATAGAGAAAGTGCTTTAACATAGGCAATAAAGTCTTTACTTTTTTCTCTCTCTACTTTTTCAAGTTCATTTTCTTTCTTTCTCTGTAATTCAGCAAGAGGAACACTATGCTCTTTTCTTGTTTGAATATTTTTAACCACATTATAATATTTTTTTTCAACCAATTCATTTGCTATAATCATGTGTTTAATTCTTGGAAATTCAAATTCATAAACATTCTTTCCATCTGCCACAATGAAAGGTTCTTTAATTTCTATTTTTTCTAACTCATCCTCTATTTTATATTTTGAAATATCAATATCACTTGTTTTATATTTCATTTTAAGATAAGTTGAAAAGTTTTCAGGATTTTCAAACATATCTTTATAAAATTCTCTAAGTTTTTTATCTGCATCAGAAATAGAAGCAAACTTTAGTGTACTTAATTCTATATTATCTGTATTAGCTACTCTATCTTTTTCAGGAACATCATTTTGACAATCACACAACCAATAAAAAGGAAAGTAATTCCCCTGATAATTAGCTTTAATGTTTACAAGTATTTCAAGAAGCTCTTCAGGTGTTGCTTCCTGTAAATCTACATCCTTATATTTTTCATGTTTATTTTTATTTAAAAGTGTTACAAGTGTTTCAAGTCTTTCGTTCTCTTTACACAAAGTCATATCACTAACATCTTTACCTTTGAAATCATAAAAATTCATCTGCTTTGGAAGAGAAAATCTTCCCTCTGTTTCAAAGTCAACAACCGCTGTTCCTGCTGTATTAAAAATTTCTTTTTTATCAACAACCCCTTCTACTTCTTGTGGTTTGTTTTCTCTTCTTTTAATAAATTCACTCATTCTTTTAATCTCCTATATAAAAAATAGTATTTCAAGTATTAGTAGGGATTAAGTAAATATACCTGTTACTGCATTTTTAACATCTTCAAAACGTAAGAACCAACACATATCAACACTAAATATAACATTTAACTTCATTGGCTCACCTTCATCCTGTGCAAAAGTAGGTGGGTCTATATTTTTAAATTTCATTCCACAAACTTTAATTGCAAAAGTAGGTAAGCCCATTCTTGTTTGTGGTATAATCCAACAATCTTTTTTACTCGCTTCCTGATTATTTTTCCAACGTACTCTACCATCTGTTGTTACTTCAAATATTTCATCTTGCCACGCATCAATCCATGTTCTAACTGTCCCCATTTCTGTTTCAATAAATGTAATAGATATTTCTTCAGGGTGAACTAATTCTTTAACATAATTTTTATGTGAGTTTCTTTCATACTCTATACCTGAAAACTGGGGTGTTATAGAGTCCGCTAAAAATGTTGCAACTGCTTGGTCAAGAATTGCTGAAGTGTTAACTCTTTCTAAAACATTTCCTACTGAAGAAAATAATTGAGAAGCAACCCCTGTTGAACTTGTTGAAGAAGCTTGTGGTTTTTTACTTGCATCTTTTGTGTATTTTTGTATAAATATAATTTCAAATTGATTTAGACTTTGAAAATTAATCAAAGAGAATATTTCTTTTATTCCCATGTTGATTAATCCAAAAGGTTTTCTTGTGTAGTCTAAAGCTGTAACTATACTTTCAGGTAACAAATTAAAACTCCTCTTGTAATTAAAGCACACCCAAAATTAATTGAGTGTGCTTGTGTTTCTTATTCCATGTCCATATCATTGAAAATGAATATTGCAGTAACTCTCACTGGGTCTGCCCCCTGATTATCAAAAGTACCTACTTTCAATGATTTTATTTTAGCATCAATAAATTTTAAAGTTTTAACAGTATTAAGTTGTTTATCTTCAGCTATAACATATATATCTGTTCTTGTTGCTATTTCTGGAAGAGCTGTTCCTGTTTCATAATCATAACAAAGTTTATGCCATGAATTAAGTGCATCGTAAACAGCCCATTCTTGGTCAAGCCTAAATTCAATGGTAAGACTGGATTTATCCATATCCTGAACCATATTAGTGTAAACCATCTTTACACCTTTTTTGAAAACCTCATAACTACCAACTGTTCTTTCAGGTGGGTCAAATTGTGTGTCTGCTCTCAAAGAAAGCAAATCTGTATTACCACCACCAGGTATTCCTTTCGGAAAAATAATTTCAAATTGTGTTTGTAATTGGTCACTTCCAAGTTTCATCAAATCGCTTGCTATTCCCATATTGTATAATCCTCTTTAATTAATCTATATTTTTAAAGAGAATGGAAGGTTTAATTTCCATTCTCCTTTTCTTTTTAAGAAACTGCACTTATTTCAATGTTAATAGTTCCTTGTGGCATTCTTGTAAATCTAAGTTTAACTTCCTGTGAATTTGCCATTGCAACAACATATACATCAAGAAGGAATTGTCTTTGGTCAAGAACATCCGCTGTATTGTTTGAAGCATCGCAAACAACTTTGAAATCAGTTATACCTCCTTCCCTTCTTACAGGATTAAGAATAGCTTCTGTTTTTACTTTAGCAGTTCTTCTGTGTGGAATATCGTTGTTTTTAAATTCCTGAAGTCTAAGAACTTGTTCTGCTATGTTTTTTATAATGTATTTATATACACGTCTTGTTCCTACATAAGAAGTATCACTAAGTGTAACTTGTGATGTTTTATCTCCATAAATCATAAGACCATAATTGATGTCCTTGATTATAGGATTAATTTGAGCATCATCAAGAAGTTCAAGTTCTGAATTAAAATCAGAATCAGTGTAATCATATTCAACTTCAATAACTTCCCAATCTGCAAGCTGTCCACCATGTCCATTTTCATCAATTCCTGCTGGTGAACCTGAATCAAAAACATCTGCCATTTTAGCAAATTTTTTACCTACTGAACCTATGTTTGAAATCCATGCAAAACTATTGTTATAGTTATCTTTAATTTTTGCCCAGTTAGTATAGAATCCAATATCATCGGAATCAATTCCAAGTCCCTGTCTAAAAGCTACTGCTTCTGTTGCATTATTTCCCATAGGAATTGCACAAATTCCCTGTGCGTAAGGTTGATAAGTCTGAATAAGATTATTAACTGTTACTGCTGAATCACCTCTTGTGTCCATCATAATCCTTACAGGATATTTGTTAGCAAATCTAAAATTGTTCCATCCTGCTAAAATATCAGCAGAATCAATTTCGCTACCTCTTGTACCACCAGAAAAGTTAGCAGTAAGTCCAGAAAGATTATATGCTGTTCCTGTAAAGTTTGAATTTACTTTTGGAATAACATAATAGTTATTATCAAAAACATCCATGATATAAAGTGATTTACCAAAAGCATCTTTTTCAATGTTCAATGAATACACATAAGAATTAAGTAATTCATTTCCAACACTTGAAGATTTATATAAATCAAGTTTGAATTTTTTACCTGAAATATAAGTTATTTTTCCTACAAGATTATCTGTGTAAGGTGATGTTGCAAAGAAAGCGTGTGATACATCAGGGAAAGCATCAAAAGAAAAAGTGTCAATATTTCTTCCTGTACCAAAACCATTTACACCCGAAATTTGAACATCCATACCACCGAAAAGTGCGTCTGAATGATAAGGGGCTGATATATAACAAGGAGCTACACTACAAAAAGCAATTGCCTCAAATATATCAGGGTAACTTGAAGAAGGTGCACCATATTCTCTAAGTATATCTTCTTCTGAAGTACAAAGTACGGGTGTTTTTTTCCCTTTTGGTGCTTTAATAACCATTGCACCAATTTCAAAGATATTAGGTTGTACAAAACCTGAATAGTCTCTTTCTTGTGTTTTACTTCTATATGGCATTATTTTTAAACCTCTTTTAATTTTTAAATTTAAAGTTTTTTCTCTTAATATTAGTATTCAAAAAATTGAAAATTCTAATACTAATAAATCAAAGAGGATTTTAAATTATGCCAATTTTTATTGAAGATACATATCTTAATCAAATTAAAGCTTGTTTGGCTTTTCCAGATGTTGACAATTTACTATTAAGTGATGACCAAATTAAAGATATTTGTATTGCCCCTTCTCTAAGAGAATATTTTTCTAAATTTCCAATAAAGCATGAGTATCAAGAACCTGTTGGTTTTAATGAAGAAAAAACAGTTTCTTTTCCAGACAGTTATGTTTTTGGAGTTTTAACTTGTTGTGTTTCAGATATAGGAAACAATGTAGTGGGGAGTGGTGGGGATTTTTGGACTATTGTTGCTTATAACTCTTTTGGGATGGGCAATATTAATGTTATGAGGGGAAGCGGTGGAATGTATGGCATAAGAGGTTATAATCCAAATAATGCTATGGAAATGAATGAAATGTATAGAGATAAATGGAAGAGCTACCAAAACAAATATGTTACATTAAAATTTCATCCTGATTATGTTAAAAAAGAAATTAAAGTTTATTCTACTGCTAATGGTATGCTAAATATTACATGGGCGAAACATAGTGAAAATTTTCAAGATGTTCAATTTCAATTTATAAATGATGTTATTGATTTGTCAAAAGCAAGACTTCTTGACCATTTAGCTGATACTTCGGGAATACTATCTGATACAAATTTAGAAATAACAATTAATGCTGAAGACTTAAAAGATAAAGCATCAGCATTGAGAGATAAAGTCATAGAAAAATGGAGTGCAATACCAGATATAGTATATCTTCATGTAGTTTAATCTTTTTTGTTGAAGATATTAAACATACCAAAGGTTGTAACAAAAGTACCGAGTAGGGAAAGAATAAAAGTTTCTGAAACGTCTTTTGTTAAATCTTCAATAAAGATAAATCTTGCTTTTAAAAAACAAAAAAACATAAGAACCCAAAATAGACAAAAAATATAAAAATATACCGGCTGAAAATCAGTACCACGACAGAAGAAAGACAAGTGATACCACTTTTTACTTTCGACTAATTCTTTGTTGTTTGATATACTCTTTTTTGTTTTTGTTGCTTTTGTACTTTCACGAAATACTATACTTTTGATTTTATTAAATACTGATTGAATTATTGTAACCATGTGTCCTCCTAAAATTTCTTTGTGAAATTTATTGATGCTTGATTAACTTTAATGTCTTTATTATTTATTATTATTTTTCCTTTCATATTCATGCTTGTTGTATCATCAAAAATGTAATCCATTTCTGCCCCAAGCTGAAGTTCTTCTAAACTGACTTCATGCTCTTTAATCAATTTTTTTGTATTAAACTTAGGTTTAATCTTAACTTTAATTTTTGTTTTATCATCTTCAAATAAATTCATTTAAAAAAACTCGTGTCCCCCAAGCTGTCTAATTTAATTATAGTGATTGTCATTACTATTAAACCTAAAACACATCCACCTAATTGTAGAATTATTTCTAACATTATACTTTTTCCTTTTTTATGTTAGCATAATAATTTGTTGGTCTATGATCTTCTTTGCAACCTTTGAAATAATTTATAGGGTGTAAAAGCTTTTGCCAAAAAGAAGGTTTTGCAATCCATACATAATATGGACAGTGTTTATATCCCATTTTTTCAGTAGGTACTCTACAAACTATATCATTCTTATTTCTAAAATTTAAAGTGTTTGGAACACTTTTGAAATGAAAATCAACATACTCTTGATTTCCAACTCTTGGACTTCCAAAAGTAATAACAGTTGTCTTAATATAAGTATATGTCTGTTTTATTTCATCACTTGCTAACATTGCAGTGGTAGCTCCAAGAGAATGACCAAGAAATAAAATACTTTTTAAATTGTTTTCTTTAATGTAACGTTTTAACCACTCATTAAGAGTTTTATATCTTACGGTAAAGCCTAAATGTGTTTTAATTTTATTATTAATTGTTATAAAAGGTGGTTTTGCAAATTCAGCATTAAAGTCTAAAGCCCATTCATCATCTCCTTTTGTTCCACGAAAACAAATTACATCATAGTCAAGATATTTTCCTAATATTATTGTAACACCATTAACACTTATTCTTTTTTCATCCTGAAGAACATCCATAACTTTTCCATGTTTTCCATCATAACTGTTTATACACACTTGAAGAAAAAGTAAAATTTCTTCTTTATTAAATTTTAAATTTTTAAGTCCTTCTTTGAATGTAATCATAAGACCTCTTTAGGCACAAACTTCAAGAATTTCGCCTTTTAATATTTTCTCTCTTTTTTCTTTATACTCTCTTTTTATTTTTTCTACTTTATTGTTTCTGTTTACTTGTATATCTCTTGCTTTTTTAATTATATCCATAATACAATATTTAAGCATTCCTTTCATATCTTCTTCAATTTTATTATTGAGACTGCTTGTAAAGATTATAGAGGATATAGCATCAGCTCTTTGCTTAGTTCTTTTTAGAAAATCTTCTTCTGACATTTCAGCCAAATGATTTTCTTGTAAAACTTCTGTAACTTTATTAAGCACCATATTTCGGATATTTTCTAAAATTAATCTTTTATAAGGTATATCATCTTCTTTTATTTCTTCCCCCCAATTCACAAAAACACTATCAATAGTTGTTCTTGCTACAATCATTTGTTCAAGATTGATTGTGTATCTATCCGCAATCTCCATTTTATCTTCATGGTATCTATCCCTAAGTTCTTCAAGCAAAAACAAAGAAGCAATGTTGGGGCATTCTAAGTGATTTTTAGGATAATTTATTTTTTTTTCTTCTAAATTAGAAAATTCAACATTCCCTATTTTAACTTTTTTTGTGTTTTTAAAAAAAGATAAGACTTTAAATGTAAACCAATATACGAAACCAAAAAATAGTACCGCTGTTAATAGTACTATAAATTTGTTTAAAATTGTTGCTGTAATATATGTTGTTATAATAGCTTCCATGCTTACCTTTTTTAAAAAACAAAGACTTCAGGCAAAATTTTTTCATCCAATAAAAGATAAGAAAATTTCATTTTAGGATTACTTTTAAATTCAGGTAGACTTTTGATTTTAGGCAAAACAATATTAAGAAGTTCAGAACGTCTGCGGAGTACTTGACATCCTGCCGACCAACCATTGATATTATCATCCTCCGAAAGCGCACCACCATGAAGGTTAATTCCAAAATAACCTACATATTCTACTTCATCATTATCTATAATTCCGTTTTCATTTTTATCTCTAAGTACTGTAATTTTATTTCCTGTTTGAATAAATGCTTCATGTGCGTTTCTAGTATCTGGAAGGTGAATACCTACTTGCCAAATATCAGGGTGATACCCTTCTTTAACATGAGCACAACCTAATTTATTAATAGGATTAACTGTGTAATATTTCCCTGGATTGGTTGTTCCTTCAAATATAAGTATTTCACCATTTATATCAAAACCGATAACATCTTCATACATGTTTCTAAGTGAGTTACTATCTGATTTTCTTACACCAAAAATATTTACTGTTTGTTTTTTAATTTCTTTTTCAGTATATATTTTATAAAGCTTGTCTTTAATTGTATTAAATTCCATTTTAACTAACTCCTATTTCTAAATTATAAACTTTAATTATATTATCAACTGAAGCTGTAGTCTTTTCCCCTGTTTGAACATAATTCTTTGAAGGTTTTTCTTTAAAGAAAATAGTTCTCAATCCCATGAATCCTCTTTGTCTTTTTCGGACTTCTTTGGTTTGTTTTTTTCTTTAGCATCTTTATATTTTTGAAAAACTTTTTTAGCTCTTTCAAGAATGGGTACTGATTTTTCTAAGATACTTCTTCTTTTTTCTTCAAGGGCATCTTCTTTATCTAAAGAATTTTGTATTTCTTCTTTATTTTTATCATCATCCTTTTTCCGAAGTTCTTTTCTTCTTTTAGCTTCTTTGTCTATTTGTTCATTAATGTCAAGTATATCATCCTTTAAATCATCTAACTGGTCTAAAAGTTTAATAAGTTCTATTTCAAGACTTTCTATTTTGTCTTTAAGACTCTTGCTATTTTTGTCCTCTTGTAAAAGAATACAACTTTCCATGTGCCTCTGTTAATAACGATAATTTATAAATTCAATAATTAAATCTGAAGAGGCTGTAGCTTCTCTTGCTTTAATAAGAAATTTATGGATACACGCCGTAAAACCCAAGTCTTTAGACTTGGGATATAAGGCGAATTTATTTTTTAAAAAATTTAAAATTGTCTTGACAAATACACTTTTTAATTTTAATGTACTAATAACTAAATTAGTTCTTTGAAATTTTTTAAAAGTTGGAAGTTGACAGATTGAAAAAACTTTTCTGTCGTAAAACTTTTTAAGTTTTGTACCTGTGGTGCACAGGGAATTTACGCTTGTGGAGAGAATGTAAGACTTTTTAAAAATTCTTTTGAATTTTGAAAAAAGCAAACTCGTTGAAGCAAGAAGCCCAGAAGCTTTAGCTTTGGGTAGCTCACAACACTTTGGAAAATTTGTATAATCTGTAGTAAGTGTTCCACTTTTTTGTAGTCTTTGAAGAACAGGGGGGTTTGTATCACTATACATATTGTATTCTTCTACAGAAGTAACAGCATTATATTCTATTTCAGCACCGGTATCATTTATAATCTGAATGCCTATAGGATAAACAGTTTTTGTAACTTCTCCTGCAATGGGACTAACAGTAAATTCCATTGAAGGGTCAACTTCAATAGTATCCCCTGCATATGAGGCATTCAAATCGGCATAAGCTATTGTTACACGTTTATTCAACATTTCTTTTTTCCTCTTCTTGTTTATTAGTATCAATTTTTTTCATATTTTTTTCGAGTTTATATAGTCGGGAATTTATTTTGATTATTTCTTTTGTCATATAATAAAAGTTCTCTTGCATTTTTTCCATCTGTTGAAAGAATAATGTAGTATCAGGTATTTTGTCTTTGAAGTCTTTAATTATATCTAAAATAGTATTGTTGTTTTCAATGTAGTTGCTATCAACTTTTTTTGAAAGTTCCACCAATTTTAGACTTAAACCAATAAACTTAACTGTACAGTTTTCAGATAATTCTTCCAAAGACTTTTTTAATTCTTCCATTTTTTTCCTTCCTTTAAATTATTGCAAGAATGATACACAATATAATCAATACTGGTGTTGAATACTCTGTTATATTTCGATATAATACACGCCATGCCGGATAAGGATTTGAAGCATCTTCATTGATTGTTATTATACTGTCTAAAGTTATTTCTTTTAAAACCTTATCCTTTGAGTCCTTCCATGTTATTGTAAATCTTGCTTTATACTTATTTTCTTTTTCTATTTTGTAAGGGGAGTCTATAACTTTAATTTCAACTCTACCTTCTTTTTCAGCCTCTATTTCAGAGACATATAAATCTGAATTGTTTACAAGGGAAGCAAATTCTTCTTTTGTGAAATATCCAACAACTTTTTTATTTTGGTAAATATATATATTGTTATCTTCTTTAGCATGAAGAATATCACAACCTTTTATTATTATTAAAATAAAAAATAAAATAAATAATATTTTGTTCATTTTGTCCTTCCAAAAATTTTTAAGAAAATTCTTCACTGTCATCTCCTTTAGTTAATTTAACTTTAACATTTTTTGCAAGTGTGGTTATAACTGCTATTGTAAATTTAATTAAATTACTCCCTGGGTATGGAAAAGATATTTTTGTAATCATTCCAAGCGCAAATAAGGTCTTGTATCTTATCAGTAGTAAATTTCATCACTTTTGTTTTCTTTATGAAATCTGCTATTACTAATTGAAGGTCTTTATATACTTGAAAGCCTTTTTGAATTAACTCTGCAAGGTTAGTAATATTCCATTTTACATAAGAAAAAAGTTTAAATACTTTTTTATCTTTTATAAGATTAAATAGGTCTTTAATCTTAAATTTTGTGGCTTTTGCAAGGTCTTTAACAAAAGAAAGTTTTTCCATTAATTCTTTCGGAAAAGAAAACTCATTTAAAAGAAATGCACGATTGCCATAACTTTCATAAAGTTTAACATATTGACAAAATTGTTTATACTCTCTTTCTTCTTTAAGAGTAAAGCAATGGTCATTTAAAAATAAATTTGGATTGTATTTAATCATTTTATTTTTTTTAAAATATCCTTCCCTTTTTTTACAGCTTCTTTGGAAACATCCATATCAATCTCTTCAGAGTTTTTAATATCTATTACCTTAAATTCAGGAGTGAAAGAAATAGTTTTCCCTCTTGTTCTCAAATAGAACCAATAAACAAGTATAGGGATTATTACCACTAAGGTAATAGCCCCCACACCTATATACATTAAAATTTTTTTAATTTTTTCTTTATTTATTTTTTTAAGAAACAACAACTGGTGCAACCCCCCATAATGATACTTCTGCATTAACATTTGTAGTACTGTCTGTTCTTACATTTACATTAGTAATTATTCCTGCAAATGTAGAAGGAATTTCCCAAAACAACTTTCCTGCAATCGGAATTTCAATAGTTTCTGGTGTACTTGTGATTATTTGAAGTACTGCATTTGAGGCATCAGCAGTAATAACAACCACTTCACCTAATTTTTCAATACTTACGGGAAGTGCCCCATCTGTACTTTTTATGTTGTAAAACTGTTTTTCTGATTTTGCAATTACTTCATACTGTTTTGTATAAGTATCATTAGAAACTATATTGTTTCCTGTAATTTGCAATTGTAATTTAACTGGAAGTGCTGTTGCCATATTTTTTTGACCTCTTTTCTATTATTAGTACCCAAAATCAGGTCAAACTGCTTTTAACCTTGTCAATATCTATCATTGTATTCTGTGCAAGCATTACTGACTGTATAGCTTTATCCTTAAAGTATTTAACATCTGTTTCATCTGTTGAAAACTTCTTATTTTCCTCTTCATAAATTGTAACAGGTCTTTCCTCGTTTTGAAATGCTAACCAAAGAGCTTGACAAACTGAGTCTGAAACGTCTTTAGCAAATACACCACATTTACTTTTTTCCCAATCACCATTATATACTTTTTCTGTTTCACCCTGATTATGGTCTATTTTTTCTTTACCGTTTTTTCCTTTTGTTCGCATTAAAGAAAATAAATTATTTTTTAAGAATATATTTCTTCCTGCTTTTAAATTTTCATTAACTAAACAAGTTAGCATATATTGATAAGGATTAACATCGGTGTCCACTGATTGTTTTATGAGTTCAATATTATGTCTACCAAGCATTTGTTTTTGTGCTTCACTGTGGAAGGTATCTGAAGCCACATCTTTAATATAAACACCACCATTATTTATTAAATCCAAAACTAAATAAGTAGGTGCTTCAAGATTAATACCTGAATCAAAACCACCAACACCAAAACAAAAATCTATGACATAGACAATACCATTCTTTTTAATGCTCCATTCTTTATGAAGGACACATAAGCCCATTATATCCCCTCGGCTACTGAAAGCATTATCTATACCTAAGAAACGTCTTTCACTAACAGCTCTTTTTATAAACCATTTGTCTTGGTCTGTTGTTGTGTCTTTATTAAAGAATTTATGTTTAATCTGATTCCACAATAAATTTTCAGGCATATCTGAAGCATCAGCAATTAACATGCCATCAACATTTGTTAGAGTATCATTGTTAAATATATTATTTACATAGTCTGTATTTTGAATAAATTTGTTTTCCGAAGATGTTGGTTTTCCGATTATGTCTTTAATCGACTTAATTAAATTGTCTTTGAATCTTTGCTGTGCATCAATAGGAACATCAACTATTAAATCAGTAGGGATGTCCTTTATGTCTGTATCTGCTTCTATTATTTGAGAAGGGATAT